AACACGGCGCGGCCCGGCACGGCCGGGCGCGGCAGGGCTCGGCGCGGCCCGGCAAGGCAAGGCAAGGAACGCGGCTCGGCAAGGCGCGGCCTGGCACGGCGCGGCGCGGCAGGGCTAGAGCAGGGCGAGGAGCGCGGATTGGCAAGGCAAGGCTCGGCGTGGCAGGGCTAGGCAAGAGCAAGGCAAGGAACGCGGCACGGCTCGGCGCGGCCCGGCGTGGCCTGGCAAGGCACGGCAAGGCGAGGAACTAGGCGAGTCGGGGCCCGGCCCGGCAGGGCGAGGAGCGCGGCCCGGCGTGGCACGGCAGGGCCCGGCTCGGCAAGGCAAGGCGGGGGATTGGTAGTTCGTGACAAAGGAGACGCGGATGATGTCCACCAGAATGAAGGCGGCGCCCACCCTCACGATGCGCCAAGCGGCGGACGTCCTCGGTGTCGACACTGACTTTTTGCGCGGCGAGGTTCTTGATGGCCGCCTCCGTGCCGCAGTCGAGATCCGGCGCCCGAGTGGCCGTACCTATCGTCGGATCGCCCGCGGGGACTTCCTCGCCTATTGCGTGAAGTGGTGCCCGCGCACCGCGTGTCGGTTGGCCAAATAGCCGCCAGAGCCGCCAGAGCCGCCAGAGCCGCCAGAACCGTCAGAGCCGTCAGAGCCGTCAGAGCAAGAACGTCCACTGCGTTCGTCGCCCGACGTGCCATGCTCGCGCGCGAGATGGCGTGGACCCAGGCGCAGGTGGACGCGTTCGAAGCGGCGATGGCGGCTTCCGGTGGAGCCGAGTCGGTTTCGTTCGGTGACAATTCCATTCGGTTCGAATCGCTTGCGGCGAGAGATGCCTTCCTCGCGCAGATGAAAGCCTCTGTCGCCGCCACCGCCGGTACGCGTCAGGGCTACCGCGTGGCCGCCACGAGCAAGGGCGTCTGATGGCTGGCACCTGGCTCGATCGCGCGATCGGGTTTTGGTCGCCCTCCACCGCACTCCGGCGCCTTCGCGCGCAGACCGCGCATGCGCTCCTTGCGAGACATTACGAAGCCAGCGCTTCCGGCCGTCGCACCCAGGGCTGGTATCGCACGACCACGGACGCCAACGCGGCGATCGGTCCGGGCTTGGCGAAGCTGCGTGACGCGGCCCGTGACCTGGTGCGCAACAACCCGTACGCCGAATCCGGGCTCACGACGATCGTCGATCAGGCCATCGGCTGGGGCATCGTCGCGGCGACGCCGCACGAGGCGTGGCGCCGCTGGACGGAGAGCACGGACATCGACGCGGACGGCCGGCATGATCTGGCCGGCCTCGAAAAGCTGGTGATGCGCACCGTCGTCGAGTCGGGCGAGTGCCTGGTCCGCCGGCGTCTCCGTCGTCTTGAGGACGGCTACGCGCTGCCGCTGCAGGTGCAGGTGCTGGAGCCGGACTTCCTGGACACGAGTAAAGAACTCGCGTCGTTGCCCAACGGTGGTCGGATCGTCCAGGGTGTCGAGTTCGATGTGCTCGGCAAGCAGGCGGCCTACTGGCTGTTCCGATCGCATCCGGGATCGGCGATGTCCCTGACGAGCACGACCTTCAGCGGCGCGTCGGCGCGGATTCCGGCTGAGGACGTCCTGCACATCTACAAGGCCAGCCGGCCGGGCCAGGTGCGCGGGCCGTCGTGGTTTGCGCCGGTGCTCTTGCGCTTCAAGGACTTCGATGAGTTCGAAGACGCCACGCTCATGAAACAGAAGATCGCGGCCTGCTTGGCCGTGATCACCAGCGACGTGGATGGGAGTGCGCCGCCGCTGGGCACGGCGGATGACACGGTGGCCCCAGGCGTGGATTCCCTCGAACCCGGGATGATCCTCAACGTGCCGCCGGGCCGGGACATCCACGTCGTGCAGCCGCCGGCGGTGCAGGACTATGCGGCCTTTTCGCAGACCACGCTGCGCGCGATTGCGACGGGGCTTGGCGTGACGTACGAAGATCTCACGGGCGACTACTCGAACCTGACCTTCTCGGCCGCGCGGATGTCCCGGATTCGGCATTGGGTGCGCGTCGACGATTGGCGGTGGCGGCTGATCGTGCCGCAGTTCCTGAACCCGGTCTGGGCCTGGGCGATGCAGGCCGCCGCGATCCTGGGGATGCCGGCGCCGGTGACGACGGAATGGACCGCGCCACCCTTGCCGATGATCGAGCCCGACAAGGAAGGGCTCGCGATTCAAAGAAATATCCGCACGGGTATCACGACGTTGTCGGAAGAGATCCGGGCGCGCGGGTACAACCGGGACCAGTTCCTGGACGAACTGCAGGCCGACTTCAAGGATCTCGATGCGCGCGGGCTCGTGCTGGATTGCGATCCTAGAAAAATGACCCAAGCCGGCATGTTCCAGAGCGTGGGTGGCGCGCCGCCGCCGGGAGCCGCGTCGTGATCATCAGCCCCGAGAACCGCGCGGTGTTCACGCATCAACTCGTCAACCGTCGTCGTGGAAGGCCGCGTGCCGCGGTGCCGACGGTGTCCGTCAGCGTGCGGTTGCCGGCGCCGCTCTTCGATGCGTGTTGTCACGCGGCGATGGAGTCTGGGCAGTCGGTGCCCGACGTCGTGCGTGCAGCCGTCAGGGAATTTACGTACTTATCAATTCCCGAGACACCGCACGCGTGTTAGAGGTACTCCCCATGAAGCGCGCAGACCAGACGATCACAATGGCGCCGCTGGATCGCCGTGCGGCGGTGGAGGCGATCGACGCTGAGAAACGTACCGTCAACCTGGTGTTCTCGACGACGGCCGGCGCTGACGTCGTGCGCTACGACTGGGACACGGGCAAGCGGTACGTGGAGCGGCTCTCGCTGGACCCGGCGCACGTCAGGCTCGATCGCCTCAACACCGGTGCGCCGCTCTTGAATGCCCATAGCGCGTACGAACTGTCGAACGTGATCGGCGTGGTGGAAGACGGGTCGGCTGTGCTGGGCAAGAAAGATGCGCGGGCCACCGTGCGGTTTTCCAAGCGCGACGACGTCGAACCGTACTACCGAGACGTCCTCGACAAGATCATTCGCAATGTGTCCGTCGGCTACCGCGTGCATCGGTTCGAAGAGCAGGAGAAGCCGAAAGACGGGCTGCCGGTCCGGCTTGCCGTGGACTGGGAACCCTACGAAATCAGCATGGTCCCGATGGGGGCCGACGCCGGCGCGCGCGTGCGCAGCCAAAAGGACGTGGACACCAACCCCTGTGTGGTGGTGCGCAACGAGGAGGACATCATGCCCGAAGATCTGAAACAGACGGAGACGAAGCCCGAGGTCAAGCCGATCGAGAAGTCGGTTGCCCCGCCTCCGCCCGACGAAGCGGCCATCCGGACCGCCGAGCGCGAGCGCATCACCGGCATTCAGTCGATGGTGCGCGTGGCGAAACTCGACGTGAAGGTCGCCGACGACATGATCACGCGGAATCTCACGCTCGATGCCGCGCGCGCCGAGGTCTTCACGAAGTGGGCGGAGGCCGACGCGGCGAAGCCGCCGACTGACGGCAAAATCCGCATTGAACTCGGCGCAGACGCCCGCGACAAGTTCCTACGGGGCGCCTCCGACTGGCTGCTCGTGAAGGGCGGGTCGGCTGAGCTCGTGGCGAAGCGCGAGAAGCGCGAGATCGAGCCGGGCGAGTTCCGAGGTCTGACGCTCGTCGACCTAGCGCGCGAGTGTCTGGTCCGCGCGGGTGTGACCGTGCGCGGCCTCGACAAGATCCGGATCATCTCGGAGGCGTTCACGCGCCGGAACATCACGCAGTCGACCAGCGACTTCGCGACGCTGCTGGAGAACACCATGCACAAGGTGCTCCAGGCGTCCTACGCCATCACGCCGGACACCTGGTCGACGTGGTGCAACCGGGGCACCGTGAGCGATTTCCGCGCCCACCACCGTTACCGGATGGGCTCGTTCGGGGCGTTGGACGCGCTCAACGAGAACGGCGAATTCAAGAGCAAGGCCATCAGTGACGCCGAGAAGGGATCGATCACGGCGTCGACGAAGGGCAACATCATCAACGTCTCGCGCCAGATGATCGTGAACGACGACATGGGCGCGTTCTCGCGTCTGCTCACGATGCTCGGGCGTGCGGCGGCGTTGTCGGTCGAAGTCGATGCCTACGCCTCGCTCGCCCTGAACGGCGGTCTCGGGCCGACGATGGGGAGCGCGCCACTCTTCGATGCGGCGGCACATGCGAACGTGACCACGGGGGCGGCCCTTTCGGCCGCGGCACTCGACTTGGATCGCCAGGGCATGGCCAGCCAGAAGGAGCCGGGCGGCAACGATTACATCGATCTCCGGCCGTCGGTGCTCCTGGTGCCGATCACCTTGGGTGGGACAGCCCGGGTCATCAACGCCGCGCAGTACGATCCCGACACCGCCAACAAGCTGCAGCGGCCGAATATCGCGGCGAACCTGTTCCGGGTGATCACGGATACCCCGC